ACAGGGCTTTTTTTCCTTTATAGGTGTATGTTTTCTCGCGCTCCTTGCTGAAGGCATCGCAGAATGAATAAAAGTTTATAGTTTGGAACATAATAGTAAAAAGTTAAGAGTTAGAAATTAATCAATTTTGCCGTCAATAGTAAAGTCGTAATCGTTGGCCTCAAGGTGTTCAATAATATATTCGTCCTCTTGCGTGGCTTCATAGTCCTTTTGGCAAGCTGATAACCATGACTGAAGACAGTCGTTTAGCAAGTCTTCAAAAGTAACATTTTCTTTTGGGGATTTTAGGAATTGATAAATAGGGTCGAGGATTTCATTGTCAATATAATATCCGGTCAATACGCAATCCGTTTCCTTTTGGATTTTAGAATACCGAGCCTCTTTATGAATATGGGCAAGGTATTTTTTCTTAAAAATCTTATAGCCATAATTGTTATGTATATACGTCGCAAGTCTTAAGCCTTTAAGTTGTAAAATATTATCATCTGCCGTGTAAGTAAAATCTATGTTTTTATTATAGCCATAGTCAAATTCGCGCACCTTAACAGGGAAGATATTGCAGAATTCTTTTAGGGTATGCTCATTTTCGCCTGCCCAAAAATATTCGTCGTGATTCCTGTAATTGTCTATTGCCTTTTGCTTAGCGGATTCCGTAAGTTCATTGAATTTGTAGACGGTGTAAGTTTTGGTTTCCATGGTATAAGGGTTTTAAAAAGTAGGAGTAAAAAAATAAATTATAAGGTCAAGCGTTAAAAGTGTTAGAAGCCATGCCATAACGGCAAGGGGTAAAGGGTGTTTGAGTTTTTTAGGGATATTCATTTTATTTTTGGGTTATAGGTTAGGCCTTGTATCCGCATGCTTCAGAAAATCTAAAGCCATCAAAAGCGTTATTGTCTTTTTTGAAAAATACAATAAGTTCTGATACAAGGGCGTTCTTATTGACTCTGTTTTTATCTACTGAATCAGTAGAAATTCTTATAAGTTCCGCAATGAATTTATAATGTTTTTTAGACATGTTAGGGGGTTGTTAAAATATTGATAAATTAGGCCATAATAGCGTCAAACGCTCCATCGAATCCATCTAGGACTGAAGAAACAGCTTCGCGGACTTCATGCGCCGTTCTATTCTCTCGTACTTCTTCAATTTGCATATCTGCCAATAGTTCCATGATTTGTTCATGGGTTGTTGCTATAAAATTCTTGCTTTCCATATTAATGGGGGTTAAAAGCTAAGCGGAAGGCTCCAGTATATCGGAACCTCTGCGCTTGATTTCTAACGGGCTTTATTCATGTTCGCCGTGGTGCTATGCATGCGGTTGCCCTGGTCAAGTCTTAAGCGGTTGTAAACCTTAAGCGGTGGTGTAAATGAGCAGAGTTCTAATTAGCTAGTAGGATAATCAGTTTAGCCTGTATGTTCCCGTAGGATTGGCTGGTCGATTTCTTTTAGCTTGTCTCTATTGTATCAAATAGAAATAATAAAGTCAATACAATTATTGTACTTTTTTATAATTCGCATGCCATATATCATCCTGTTATTTTTCTTTATATATATATAAGGAAAGAGAAAAATAAATATAGGAATAGAACAATTGATATTATAAAATGTTTTTATCAATTTGTCTTTATTAAAAGTTTTTTGGAAAATAGAAATGAATTCCTAAAAAAGTTATCCTAAAAAAGTTATCCTAAAAAAGTTATCCTAAAAAAGTTATCCTAAAAAAGTTATCCTAAAAAATAGTGCTCATTTTTATGAGAAAAGAATAAAAAAATTATACAGTTCTACTAACTTTATTAATCTTTTATAAAATCACCGTATTTTCGCTCCCTATTGTCCATGCTTTAACATTGTTCTTTTGGCTTGCATAAGCCATTAAGCTAGAAAATAGGGAGTACACTTATTAATCCCGTACACTGTATATTGTACGGGATTGACTTCCGTCTATGATATTATACCTTAAAATACTTTTGCCTCTGTATGGTGAACATCCGTTCAAAAATAGCCAGGGAAGCCCCACCCCTCACGACTGCGTAAATAATTACCCCCTGCCTATGCTACTATTTTTTTCATAAGACTCCTTCATGCCTTAATATCCCAGGCCCCCTATCTTTCTTTTTCCAAAAACTTGGCAATTGATAATATTTTATTTTTTGGTTAAATTCATTCCTTTCCAGAAATCCTGCATCATTCCACTTTTTAAGATAGTCTGTGGCTTCAGGAAACCTATCTAATTTCAACGTTTAGGGTATCTTTGGTATCGGTATAGCTTAGTATACTTTCACGCCCTTCCTAGATACCTCCAAATGCTTTAAAACACTACTTATCTCCCAAAAAGTAATGTAATGAGCACACGCATAACAAACTATCTTTAACAAACTTTCTTAGACATGTACTTGTTGCTTGTTGTTTGTAGCTTGTAGCTTTTGGTTCTTTTCTAAAGAACGTGTTGTTAAAGAAATTGTTGTTTGTAGCTATTGTTGTTACTGTTGTTTATTACTGGATTCTTTTAGGGATTAATTTGTTTATTCTTTCTTTTGTATTACTTTTCTTTCTTTTTATTTATTAAACCCTTTTCTTAACTTTTTGTAAGCATCCTTGAAACCTAGGTTCTGTACAAATTTTGTATTCATAGTCAATGTTTGGAATACTTTTTTCCACATGAATTCAAAATCTATGCTATAATTATAATAGCAACAAAAAATAATTATACTTCTGTTTTTGAACAACTTTACAAACAACAGTTTACCGGAAGGTGGTGAAGAAGAAGCTTGTTTGCATGTTGAGTGTCGTAAGTGCGGATTCATAAATGTAAATTCTATGTCTATGATTTCAGCCCTTGTTGATGGCTATAGGGCCGAGAGGATGCTTCTCGATTTCAAAGACAGACTTAGTGTAAACAAAATAAAACAGGAAGACGTTGAACAAATAAGTAATTCAGCTCTAAGTTTTCTTCGTGTAAAAAAACAATTATTGACAAGACAAAACAATGGGAAAAAAACAGACCCAAATAAAAAAACAAAAGGCGCTTAATCATGGCATTAAATTAACTTATTCCTGTCCCTATTGCTGGGACCACAAGACGGTAGTCTACTTCAAGTATAGCGAGGCTTTGTCTTCCAAGGTTTATTGCGACACCTGCATTACAAGAGAAATGTGGTGCAAGACTCCTGGTGCTGATGAGCTGATAGCCTCCTTAGACAATTGAATAATAAAATAAATAAAAACAATGACCAACTTACCGAAGGTGGACCCGTCCTCTACTTCTGCCCAAAGTGTCGAGTCCACTACTCAGAATGGGCAACAGACAGTGAGCGAACCTGCTATCAATGTTCCGGAAAGCTCTTCTGCGGAGCAAGAAGCGATTACGAAGACGAGTTCGGAAAACTCAAAGGAAGAGAGCCAGACCCAATCTTCGGACCCTTCCACGAGTGAAACGGTTTCTTTGGACCCTTCGAAGATAGCGATGAATGAGAAGGGTGAAGAGGTTTTAAAAGAAGAAATTGAAAGATTAAAACAAGAAGAATTCCAAAGGAGCGACAAGCTGTTTACCTACAGCATGGACTATCCCTTTGGGTTCCGCCGGTACATCGCCATCGGAAAGATGGTGTGGTACGTCCACAATGAAGCAGTGAAGTTTATCTCTCGCTCGACACGTTCGAGCAATATTCCATCCCATCTCTGGAAGCGCATAGAAACAGGGCTTGTGAATAAATACGGCTTAACCAAACATATCAATGACAAAGGAAAAGTGTTGTACTTGCAAGAAGAGTTGCTCAAAGACTCCAAGACTGGCTATCTTTTCAAAGCTGGCCTCTCTTCTATCACCAAAGACTATCTTGAAACTCTTAACGAAGATTATAAAGAGGACCCCGAAAAAGCATTGTTGTTCTTTAAAAAATACGAAGAAGAAGCACGACTGTTAAGAGAAGAGCAGAACCTTAAAGATTTAGCCCCAATTTCATCCGATTATGACGATGCAGGACGACCAAGACTTAGAGAAGACCTCCTCCCAAAACCAGTTTGAAGAAAAGCCAAAGAGAGGAAGACCAGCCTCTCCACAGGACTTGCCACTTGCAAATGAATCGGAAACGATAGAGGTTGCAGCTTTAAGGGATGTGCTTGAGGGTGCAGATGAGCTTACTGAGAATGAGAAGGAAGCTATACGCTCAAGAATTATTGAGAAGAATCGCGCAGCATTTGCACAGAAGGTAGCAGACCTTGAGGCTGAGTATACAAAGCAATCGGCCTACCTCAGTGCTCTAAAGGAACGTGGAGCAAATGAAGGCGATATTAAAGAGCAGGCTAGGATTGTAAAGAAGTGTTATGACGCTTATCGAAACTTCAAGATTGATAAATCCTTGGAGGTTCCAGATGCATTATTTGAACTTCTTGAGCTGGATGACTGCCTAAAGATTCAGAAGCTATGGCTTCTCAATTATTGCTATAACGGTGGGAATCCGGTAGATGCTTGTGATAAGACAAACGTTAGCATGCGTCATTATCGTAAGTGGCTTGAAAAGGACAGCAGGGATGCAATTTGTTTCCAGGAGGCGATTAAGGATATAGACAGGGCCTACCTTGACATTGCGGAGCAGAACCTAAAGAAAATGGCTGCCAGCAATAATATCAATGCTATCGTTTTCTTCCTTAGAAGTAAGCATGATGACTACAAGCCGACAAGCAAGAAGATTGCTGACTTAAATAAAAAAAGAACAGGAACTGTGCATGATTATACTTCCAGGAGTAAAGAGGAAAAGATGGGAGAATTCCTCTCAACCCTTGGGGTTATAAAAACATCAAAGACAGGTCTTGACGAAGTAGAAGAATTATAAATGGCATACCCTTACAAAGGTTTTGATAAATCAACGAATTATGTTGAGGAGAACCTTGACTATCGGACTAAGGTTAATAACCGTGCCCTTGAAGATACTGCTTTTCAGGCCCTTCTGATGTCAATGTCAGCGGAGGATTGCCTCTTCTGGATTAATACCTTTGTTTACACCTTCGACCCACGGAAGCCCATTCCTCATACACCCTTTATTACCTATCCGTTTCAGGATGAGTTTATCACCGGTGTCATAAAAGACATTGAGGCTGGGAAGGATGTCTTTGTAGACAAAAGCCGCGACATGGGTGTTTCGTGGATGATACTTGCTATCTTCTTATGGGGATGGCTGTTTAAAGGCTGGGAACTGCGAGAGGGAAGCCGAAAGATGGACTATGTAGACAAGGGTGGAGATATGACTTCCCTCTTTGAAAAGCAGCGTTACATGCTGGAGCGTTTGCCCTCATGGATGATACCCTATAAGTTTGATTTAAAACGTGGAACGACTTTCAACTCTTCTGCCAAGCTTGTTAACCCGATTACGAAGAACACCATTGTCGGTGAAGCAACTTCACCAAATTTCGCTCGTGGAGGACGTTCTAAGGCAATCCTATACGATGAGTTCGCCTTCTGGCTCTGTTCAGACGAAGCGTGGAGAGGTGGAGCAGATACCTCCAACTGTCGAATCATTGTAAGCACCCCAAATGGTAAGGGAAACAAGTTTGCTGATATTAAGTTTGACACAAATCTTGACATTTCACGTTATACATTACATTGGAGGCTTCATCCGTTTAAAACGATGGAGTGGTACAAAGAAGAGTGTGCAAGACGTACGCCGCAGGAAATTGCCCAGGAGCTTGACATTTCATACGATGCATCAACAACCTCAAGAGTTTATGAAGGGTTTGATAAAGTCCGCATCGGAGATGGTGCAGACTTTGAATACAATGCAGAGCTTCCTCTGTTTGTAGCGTGGGACTTTGGTGAGGGTGGTAACGATGCAACAGCGATTATTTGGGCCCAGTTTGACCAGAAGAATGGGAACCTAAAGATAATTGATTGCTATAGTAGAAACGCACTTGACATTAATTATTTCGGAACGATAGCCAGTGGAGTTCTGGATAGCCAGTTTGATTACGATTCAGAGGCTCTGTACGGAATAGAGAGGAGAAAGAGATGGAAGCGCGGTGTTCACATTGGTGACCCATACAATGGAAATAAGACAACATTTGTAGGAAACACTTCTATACAAAAAGAATTAAGAAAACACGGAATTCAGGTTAATTTGGACCGAGGATGCAACAGCGTCATTGAACGAATTAGGTTGGCTTCTATGTTTTTGCCGGGACTCATGGTGAATTCTCGCTGCAAGGGTTTTATAGAATCAATGCAGAACAGTCGCTGGCCAAAGTCTGAAAGGATGCTGGACAAGCAGAATTCCCCAAAGAAACCAGTCCACAATCAGTTTTCTCATTATCGTACTGCCTTTGAGTACCTCTGTGAGTATCTGGACGGTTATCGGACAAAGACAAAACGCAATCGCTTCTTCCAGGGTGGGAACAAAGGAACAATCAGGAAGAGAGATAATTATGCAAATATTCTAAGGTAGCGAAATTCTTTAAGACAAATTAAATGGAATCCATTTCTTCTCAGTTCAAGTATACGGAATATTCACCGTCAAAGTTTGAAACAAAAAGACAACAGTTTGTAGAAAACCGTTTACAGTCGATGGACACAAAGTACCGAAAAAGCCTTATTGAAATGGCTCATTTGGGAAGAGATGCTGTTGACGGTATCGCTACAGATGAAGACAGAGTAAGCAACGCAGAGCTCTTTAAAATTCCGATTTCATACGCAGTGATTATGCAGCGTATGTCGACCCTAGCAGACAATCCTTCAAAGGCAATCTATAAGACAGAGGGGCAAGATAAGTCAAAGCTCCTTGTCGCTGAGCAGATGAATAAGCATGACAAGATAGCAGGACGATACGATGCCTCTTATATTGACTTTATGCTTACCGCAGAAACGGAAGCAATTTGTTTTGTAAAGCAGGGATGGCACGAAGAATTTAAACAGGTCGGAAACAAGAATGTCACGATTGGTAAGATGTACTGCTCCCAAGACAAGCTCTTAATTGAGAATTTCTATTGGGACCCTGCCGCTAATGAACTTCGTGGTGAAAAGGGAAGTGTTGCGAATGATGCAATGGATAGAGAGTTCATGTCTATTCTTGACCTTCGACTACGCTATGGAAATAATGAGAATTATAAAAATATAAATTCAGTAAAGGCTTGTAATGGAAGCGATGTTGCTTTCTTTAATCATGTTACTGGAAGCAAGCCCGTTGAAGAAAAAACGCTTGCTCATGGAGAGATTGCAGCAGCAGAGCCCATTGGAGATGTTGGCAAAGAGGTTGTCAAGTGGAACTACTATTGCAGAAACTTTTATGATGAAGAAACCGGAAAGATAACTGATGTTTTGCTGGAATATGCCAATGGTGTAGAAATTCGTAAAACAGAAATTCCTGGGCCAAAAATCAACGGAAAGGCCGTTCTCCCTTATCTGAAATTTGTTGCAATCCCGACAAGCGGCATGGGCGGTATTTCAATCCCGGCTATTATCCGCCATCCTGAAAAAGCCCTGCAACGTATGGTGACGATGGCAGATGCTCAGGCAGAGCTTGCTATCAATCCTGTGACTTATATGTCCTCGTCCATTATTGATACGTTGGATGAGGCACCACTATTCCCGGGCTCTCGTGTTGAGGTTGCTATGCAGGGAAGGAGCGTGGCTGATGAGATTTATGTCCAGACTATGCCGGACATCACCAATGGTGCTCAATACATCATTGATAAGATGCTTCAACTTATTGTGATGATTACGGGGGTGGATATTCATGCCCTGTTTGAGTCCCCAAAGACCAAAGCAGTTTCTACAGAACGCAAGAGAGAGATTCAGGAAAAGCTTCTCAGGTTCTCTGTTATTTATAATGAAATTCATGGTTTTTATGACCTTGAAGAAATGCGTCTTCATCTGATGCTTCAGAATTATCCAATTAAGAGATGGGTTTACGAAAAGCAGGAAGATGGAACAGAAAAGATTGTCAAACGCTATCCACAAATTCCAGTAAACGGATTCCAGGTAAAAATCATTGAGGGAGATGAATCAAAAAATGCAGACCAGCAAAGGAATAAACTTATTTCTTCTCCAAAGTCTTTCAGCCTTCTTACAATAAATCCTGTAAATATTGACTATAATATTCATTTGTATATTGAGGGTGCAACAAATGCTGCAAATGATGATACGTTCAAGTTGAACAAGAACATTGAAAAGGCAAATCTTCTTGCTTCTAATCCTTGGACATCATCTGTAATTGACCCAATGAAAGCATCAAGAAATATCTTCAGATGGCTCAATGTTGAAGAAGATGAATGGATTAAGGAAGAACTTGAAAAATCAAATTCAGATATGCACGGTGCAATGAAAGAAATTCAGGCCATTATGCTCAAAGACATTATGGATGTACAAATCAAGCTTGATGATGATTATGACGCAACAGAATATGTTGATGTGTTCTCAAGGTTCATGTCACTAGAGCAGTTCAAGAAGATTTCACCTGCTGTAAACGCTGCCTTTATGGAACGCTATCAGTTCCATTTGAAGAACAGCCTAAATCCTTACTACAAAGAAGAATTGGCTGCTGCAAAGCAAGCCGAGGCATCTGGAGCAAACGTTCCAGGAGCAGAGGGTATGCCAATTGGTGGAGAAGGAGAGCCACAGGGCACTGGTACACCAGCACCAGGGGCCTCTCCTGCACGGTCAGCCAAGGCTGCGAACAAATTAGTTGTTCCTGAGCCAAATCCAAACGAGCTATCCGGAACTGTAAATTCAAAAGCAGGAACTCTAGGTAAGGCAGGAAAACTTAAAGTAGCCAACTCAAGAGAACAAAAAAGAATTTATTAAAATAGAAATTTAAACTACATCAAACTACCCATGAAAGAAGAAAAGAAAATAAATATCAAATCCAAAGCAACCAAGCTTAATGAAGAGAATTTAGTTCAGCTTGGTGCGATGGTTGACTCTGAGCATCCTGCGATTAAAAGCATCTTGGAGTGGGCAAAGTTAAAATATCTTGATGTTTATACGCAACTTGACAACCTGGCTGCAAATAAGGACCTCACAGAACGAGCCGTGGGCATCTTGCTCGGAGAAGCAAGAGCACTCAAAAAGGACCTTGGTGAATTTCTCTCTCTCGCAAAAAGTCGTTATGTGGCTTCGACAAGCGGCAGAGAGCGGAAAGAAGAAGAATAAATAGTGTTTCCGAAGCTGCTTTCCCTTACTCATTTTCGGTAGTTTGGGTTTAAGGGAAGTAGCTTTGGGTACATTACCCGGTTTAATTTCTAAGTTTAATTTCATGGCTAAAAAAACTACCAAACAGGGAAAGCCTTCCGAAAATGACGAAGTAATCAAGAAGAACGAAAGTGCTTCTGATGATGTCGTATTAGGCAGTATTCATACTTCTGATGATGCTGGCGATATTCTGGAGGATACAGAAGAAGGTAGCGGCACTCCAGCCGCTGAGGAGGAAGAAGGTGATGACGATAAGGATTCTGGCTCACCCCAGGGCAACCAGTCACAACCCGAAACCAAAGAAGATGCAGTAATTCCTAATGCCGCAAAGGACTCCGATGAGGGGCAACCTGGCAAGGAAGACGTAGCTTCTGCAATCAGTAAGGCCAATGAAAAGGTTCTAAAAGACCTAGAAACAGTTGCTGCAATGCTTAAAGATAATCCTGAAAAATTGGATGAACTTCGAGCTCAGCATCCTCAAATCTACGACCGATTGGTAAAGCGTGTTCCTGACCTCTTTGTAGAGAAGGCACAGGTTGAGCCAGAGGCTAAAGCTGCAAAGCTTGCAAATATTCTTGATTCTGTTTTAAAGCGACAGGAGGAGAAAGATTTTGAGAACTGGAGAAAGAATAACGGTATCGCTGAAGCTGATTTTGCAGCCCGAAAGACACAACTTGAGGAAACTGCACGAATCATCTACGGTGAAAACCTTGTCAAGGATTGGTCCCTTGCTATCAAGGCAGCCGGAGAGATTGTTTTCCCACATCTGTCGTCAGCCCCTGTTGACGATGCAAAGATTGTCCAACTTAAAGGCCAGTCAACATCTGTTTCAACGATTGCCCCTGGCAACTCTGAGGAATTTGATGAGAATGATAGGGCTATTATGAGGAGAGAGAAACTCTCAAAAGACCAATACAAGAAAATTCAATCCAGAGCCAATAGTGACTTTGGAATTGATGTTCTTGAGCTTTAATTTTACAAACTTAATTTTCTAAAATGGAATTATATTTTTCCGCTACGCCAGATGATGCTGAAACAGTTGTTGTGAAAAACAGCGAGCCTGTACAGCTTGGTGCGTTCTACCACACCGATGAAACTGGCGCAATCGAATCCGATGCCGTTTCGGATTACCCAAAGGGCCTTGTAATTGGCTTTAAGGATGCAAACGGTGCTGCTCTTGGCTCTGGTTATGAAACTCAGACCAACTCCACATACACTTCAGCAGGTCTTATGACCGCTGCTGCTGATAATACTACTGTGGACAAAATCCGTGTTCATGGTCGCCTTATTTTCCCTGAAGATGTTTTCTCTGGAGAACTTGATGACACCATTGCAACCACAACTGGTTCCGGTACTCCTGGTTACTTTATTGCTATGTCTACCTCCGCTGCACAAAAGCTTGATGAAAACACAGCTACTGGTACTAAATCTGGCAATACTCCTTTTATTCTTGTGGATAACGGTCAGGGCGAAAACTCTGCTCAGGACCCAATTCGCCGTGGTAACTTTGTTCTTTTCAAGGTCGCTCATATTCAAGACCTCTCCGTTGCTTAATTGATTTAAGCTTCTTTAATCTTTAAACTTTAAAAATATGTTAGTTTCCTCCGGGAAATTCAGCCAGGCCCTGTTCGATAAGAACATTAAAACTTGGGTAGCACGCGGTGCCGCTCAATTGGCCTCTGAAATGCCCTATTACAAAATGTTCGCAAAGAACGAAGTAACAAACGAAGAAATGTTCTCCATGCTTGATGGTGTGGAACGAGGTGAATTCGTTGAAGTTACAGAAGGCGGTAAATATCCAGAAGAGGATGATTTGCCAGGCTTTAAGACCACTTATGTGGTGCATGATTTCGGTCTTATGAAGACCATTTCTTATGTTGCTGGTCGCGCCGATGCTTCTGCTCACAAGCAGAAACAAGAAGCTGCCCGTGCAGCAGCAATCGGACGTGCTTATGTCCGAAAACTGAATAATGTCGTTTCTGATATTATCAAACGTGGTTTCAATACTTCCTACACCTCTTATGGTGATGCGAAGCCATTCTTCTCCACTACTCATACTCGCATTGACGGTGGTTCTACTACTTACCGCTCTAATGCTTCTTCTACTGGTCTTACTCTCACTTATGAAAATCTGAAGACTGCTCTTCGCGCTCTGCGCCGAGTTGTTGACGGTACTGGTGAAGTTATCGACTACACAGAAAAGAAAGTACAACTGGTTGTTCCTACAGCACTTGTTGATACTGCTAATGAAGCAGTTGGTATTGGTGATTATGCTCCAGATGGTGCTGATTACCAGCCTCGCCGAACAAACAATGTTGAAGTTGTTGTTTGGCCTCTTTTGGGTGCTGAATCCAAAGGAGCTACAGGCTCTGATACTGCATGGTTCCTCCATGTAGCAAACCTTGGTGATGAAGAGCCTATTTGTGTCTATCACCGCGAAGGATTGAAGATTGCTTCGACAGAAGACTTCGATACTCGCAAGATGAAAACTCGTGGTTCCGCAGCCTGGGCAACAGGTTGGACAGACCCAGTTGGTAAATGGTGGGGTTCAAAAGGTGACTCTACTGCTTACGCAAGCTAAACCTAAAACTTGAGGCTCGACCCTGATTGGTCATCAGGAGGCAAGGGGGCCGGAGTCTGTTGTAAGAACCGGCCCTCGATATACACCTCAATTTATTCGACCATAACTTAATTTAAAATGAGTGGATTTCATACAAAAGGCCCCATCGTTTCCAAGGGTGTTACCCTAAGCGGAGGCGGTGGTGGTATCGGTCCTACTCAGGGAAAGAACATCTTTGTTCGCCCTGGTACTGGAAATGACGGTAACTCCGGTCTTTCTGCCGATAAAGCCCTTAAAACACTTGCTGCTGCCCTTACACAGGCTACAGCAAATCAGAACGATATTGTGTATCTTCTCGCAGAAAGCAACACTGCTGCTTCTACAACTGATTATCAGGCTACTGCCCTTGCATGGAGCAAGGATGGAGTGCATTTGATTGGTGTAGGTGCTAGTCCTTTTATTGGACAGCGCGCTCGCATTGCTCAGCTTTCTACAGTGAAGACAATCGAAGATATGGTAACTATTTCTGCAAACAATTGCTATGTTTCAGGACTTGAAATTTTCCAAGGAGTTGCTTCTTCCACAGCTACATCACCTCGTGCTCTTGTAGTTTCTGGACAACGCAACCGAATTGAAAATTGCCAAATCTCCGGAAACGGAGACACAGCCGGTTCCACAGATAAAGCAGGGGCTCGTTCTCTTGCTGTAACAGGTGCGGAAAACTATTTCGCAAGCTGCTATATCGGTCTTGATACTGTTATTCGTGCTACTCAAACAGCAGAAGTAACAGTAGGAGATATTGCTAGAACAATTTTTGATAATTGCTTCTTCAATACCTACACATCACTATCTACATTTAAGATGGTTACTTATTCAGCTCCTGACAGATTTATTCTGTTCAAGAACTGTGTAATTAATGCTGTACTCAACATCACTAGTGCAGTAGCTCCTACGGGTGCTCTTGCCGCTGCTACCAACGTAAACGGTACGATTCTAGTTGTTAACAGCCCAGTGCTCGGCTTTGCCGATGTCGCAACGGCTGACGATAGCAAGATTCTCGTCTATGGCTCTGGTAACGGAACTCTTGTGGGTCTTGGACTTGCCGGGTCGGTGGACGTAGCTTAGATTAACTAAATGGCAAAAAAGCTTCTTCAAACAAAATTGGCTAAATGGAGACGTAAATATGAGAAACAACCTCATATTAAAGCAAAAAAAGCAATATCTAGAAAAATTTATACTAAGAAAAATCCCGAAAAATATAGGAAGATGCAATTAAAATGCAAACTTAAAAAAAATTATGGGATTTCTCTTGCAGAATATGAAGATATGTTTTCATCTCAAAACGGTAAATGTGCAATATGTTTTCAGAATGAGACAGCCATAGACCCCAGAACAAACCTTATTTTTAATTTGGCAGTAGACCATTGCCATAAAACAAATAAGATTAGAGGTCTATTGTGTGCTAATTGCAATAGAGCATTGGGACTATTTAAAGACAATTTAGTAACAATTATGTCTGCGTATCATTATTTAGAAAAATTCGTTGACGTTGCTTAATCTGAACAGATTGACTCTAGGGCCCCTCTCAGGGGCTCCTGAGCTAATTTATTCATAACTACCAATTTATATGGAGAAAGAATCACTTAATAATAAGCTAAAAGAAGTGGCTGATAAATTCAATCAGCTAAAAACAATGCTAGAAGAAAAGAACAATGAGGTTACCCAAATCAAAGAAGAGCTTAATCGCCTTCAGGGAGAATATCGTCTTTTGGATTCTCTAATTAAAGAGCCCCCAAAAGCTCCAACAGAAGAAGATAAAAAAGCAGTAAAAGAAGCCCTGGATGCTAAAGAGGCAATCGAACCAGAGGTTGTAGAAAACTAATTTAATTATCCATAACTACTTATTTTTATGTCAATGATGCCAGAATATCCAAGCGAAAGAAAACCAATTAAGGTTCGTCCAAGTGATGACCCAATTCTTTCAGGAAAAATAGTTCGTGTTATCAACCCAGATACTGGGGCCGATATTAATTGTGAGGAACATCTTTTTGGTAAACCATTTGTTCTTCGCCGAGGAACCCATATTGATGTTGATGAAATCGTTGCAAAGAGCGCAAAGCATCTTTGGGGATTCCTTCGTCTAACAGAGGTTGCTAAAGAAGAAGCACCAACAAAGGTAATGACTAACGAGGAAAATGCAAACCTTGTAATGCCAGGAGAAGAGGTAGATAAAGATTATGAATATCCAGAATCCATTGAAGAACACAGAGAATTTAATATTGACCTTTATTCATTTTCCGTTATTCAACAGGTTGCTAAAAAATTAAGTATTCCAGGATACCAGCTTCTAAAAAAAGATAACCTAAAACAAAAAGTTCTTGCTATGCCTAAAGATGAAATTCTGAAGGCTCTCAAAACAATGCGACTACCGGTTTACTTTATTTAGTTATTTAATTTTTTATGAAATTTATTCCACACCAAGTTGCGGCTGCGTCTGTTATTACAGTAACAAATACTGCAACAACTGTTTGTGACCTTATGGACACAGCAGGAAGTGTTTCAAATTCTCTTGCCTATTCAACAGACCAAAGCATTAATGGTGTTGGGATAGGAAGCGGATTGCTTATAACACCAGAAGATGGCATAGTACGTCTTGGATATGGCATAACACCTACTGCTGCCCTGGGAACCTATTTACAACAGGGAAAAACTTATTTTTTCCCAAACATAAATCTTGCCGATGTTAAACTTATCAGAAACGGCGGCGCCGATGTTTCGTGTTCTGTTGATATTTTGGTTACCTATCCAGCAGAGTCTTTTGGCAATGTTGGTATCGAGGTCGCTGACGCTACAGCAGAGGAGCAGGGCCTTTTGGTAACAAAGACACTCACATGTAATGGTAATGGGGCCCAGGCAGATAACATTTTTTCTGTAACGGGTTCAGTTAAAATCATTCAAATTACAGGAGAGTGTACCGAGGCTACAAATTCTACCACATTATCCGGTGCTTCATTCGCCCTTAATGATGGTACGGCAACAGTAGAAATTACAGATGGAAATGCCCCAACAGACCTTTCTGGTATTGGGGTTGGGGGTGTAGTGTTTAGAAATGGCGTTTCTGCTTCTGTTGCCGTTGGATACAACGATAATGCAGCAGGGGCTGTAAAAGACCTTGTTTCTGAAGATATTCCTTTTATTGTTACAAAAAAGACAGGGGCTGCTACCTATATTCAGTTCTTGTTTACAGGTGATGTAAATACTGATGTTGATATGAAGTTCTCAGTGCGCTATCTTCCAATTTCGGATGATGGTGCTATTACTTCCGTTTAGTTCTATCTAATTTTTTAGGATGAGAATAATTCAGCATCAAAATGCGAATAGTTCAAAGATAACGGTAACAAATACAGCTACTACTCTTTTTGGTTTAATAGATACAGCAGGGTCTTTAGTTGATTCTGAGGATTACTTCACAAGTCCAGGAGCAAATGCTGAAGGGGTTGCTAATGCTTTTCAAATTACACCAGAGGATGGAGATATTCGTATGGGATATGGGTTCACACCGACCTCTACGCTTGGAACATTGATGTCTTCTGGGGCAAAATACTATTGGCCAAATATTGACCTGAACAAGGTCAGGCTTATTCGTGTTAGTGGAGATGTTGCATGCTCTGTAGAAATTTGCAAATCGCACCCAACAGAATCTCCGCTTTCTACAGCGGAGTCTGTTACTGTTGAGGGTTCTATATCTTCCTCAGGGCTTGCAACATCAGCCAAACAGGACACTCAGATTGCACAATTTGCAAAACTTGTAGGTCTTGAAATTCCGGCACACGACTATGTAGACCTATCATACACTGGTTCTAATTTAACCGGTGTCGTATTTAAGACCGGAGGTGCCGGTGGCACTACCGTTAGAACCCTTTCACTGACCTATGATGGCTCTGACAATTTAGATACTGTAACAGCAACTTGAAATTAGTTTTTAATCCCTTCTTGGGTAGGTTTGACTTCGTATCCTCAAAGGCTACGGAGATTTCTATTGCCGACTCAGGGAATTATTACACAGGAACGAATGTTGAACTTGCCCTTCAGGAGATAGCTGACGGAACCACTTTAGACGGTCGTTATGTCAACGTCACTGGTGATACAATGACAGGAGCGTTGACTGTCTATAACGGCACAGATGCTATCAAGTCAGGGGCAGGGTATCCAATATATCGAAAGTCATATAATTCAGCATCGTACACAGAGCCAACATTGGATGATTACGGTACGATGGCTTTTTATTATAAGATGAATGAGGGTAGTGGGACTACGTTAAATGATGAAACTGCGAATAACAATGACGCTACTTTAGCAATCGGTCAAACGTCTGGTGCTGTTCCTACTTGGACAACAGACCCGAATGGAACGGCTAATCAAGCGGTAGATTTTATTACAGGTAAGGCGTATGTGACTTCGGCGTGGCGACCAACGTCTAGCTTTACTGTATGTACAGTTATGAAGTTTGATGACTTATTCACATCAACAGCAGGTAAGTATTCACAAATATTCGCCAACTGGAAGTATGTAAAAAGTAACGATAAGAACGGGTTTTCATTACGCTATCAGTATAATGGAGATAACAATTTAAGTTTTTATATTACGAACGGTGGTGCTACCGAAGCTACTGCCACAGTTTCGCATACATCAGCTGGATTAAATACAACAAACTGGTTTCATATTGCTTGTCGTTTTGATGATGCTAATAATGAAATCTCTATCTGGGTAAATGGTGTTAAGAAGGCATATACAACGTATTCAACTACTGTTGGTTATATTGGAACTGAAATCTTTACTATCGGTGCATTAGGAACTCCATACACAACTGCCGATTCAGTGAATTATTGTGGTGATTTTAAGATGAATTGGGTCGCTGCTTATTCAGAGGCACTTACAGACTTAGAGATTTACAATCAAGCAGTAACCACATTAGGGTTAGGATTCACAGCGGATGTTTCTGATACAAACGCCTCAGTTGCTACAGCTGGAAGACTACGCTCATGGAAGAGTGCTGGTGTTGAAAAAGCGTATTTAAATGGTGATGGTGCAATTTACACACCAACAATCCTTGATTCAAACGGAAATGAAGCTATTAAGATTGTCACAACGGCAAGTGCAGTTAATGAGCTAACAGTAACTCCAGGTGCTACTGGTAGTGGAATAACACTTTCTGCAACGGGTGATGATACAAACATTTCTTTTGCTATTTCATCTAAAGGAACAGGTGCTACATTATTTGGTGGAACTAGCCAAATCACAGCATCATTAGCAAACCCTGTTGTAGAAGTGCAACACTCAAGTGCTGGAAGAAATGGGCTTGCGATTGTAAATACTGACGCAGTTGCGGCTGATATAAGTGCAAATATAGCTTTTTACAATCGTTATAATAACAACCCAGCTTACGCTCGTAGTGGGTTGATAGGTGTATTTAGAGAAAACGCAACGCTAGGTAATTCATCGTCATACTTTTCTTTATACTTAAATGCAAATGGAGGCACTAACACTATCGCTGAAAGACTAAGAGTATCTTCTGCTGGTGACTTGAGATTGATGGTATCGGGTGCATCAATTCTAGATTTAAATGGAAATGAATTGATAAAAACTTCCGCTACGGCTTCTGCGGTGAATGAGTTTACAATCACAAACGCAGCAACTGGAGGTAGTCCCACCCTGTCAGCTACTGGAACTGATACAAATATAGATTTAGCTATTGTTCCTAAAGGCTCTGGTCAGGTAGAAACAAACAATTTAAAAATAACAGGTGGTGGGTCTTTTCCAGCTTGGACTACGAATGGTATTGGTTTTTCGGCTGCTGCTGCGACCTATACCGATACAACCTCATCAGGAACGGTAGCCAGTGCTGGAGTTTATGCCTTTGGACAACCTACAATCGCCGCTTCTTCTTCCACGACCATTACAGATGGAGCTACATGGTATATCGCAGGTGGTCCTGCAAATGGGACCAATACTACCGTGACTAACAGTTGGGGGCTTTGGAATGTAGGAAAGACAAGGTTGGATGGCAGTAGTCAATTTGGCACTGCGTCAACTGATACTTTTACCTTTACAGGTCGAATGATTGTGAGGTCGGTGACTGACGCTGGGCCAATGACAAATACAAATGGAACTCAGTCAGAAATAGTCTTTAATACCAGCGACTCAAAATTTTATGGGTGTACCATTACTGGAACCCCAGCTACTTGGGCCGCTCTTAACTAATCTTATATGGAACTTATTAACGGTAAAATTTATCAGGAAATCCCTCGTGAAACCATCGAGGAGAAGCTCAAGTATATCGAGGAAAGACTCGCAGAATGTGAGGCTAAATGCCAAGCAGAATGCGCTGAATTAAACGCAGAAAAAGCAAACCTCCTGAAAGTAATTGATGATGTTCAAAAAACCTCTGTTATTAAGGAGGAAGTTATTAACTAAATTATATGACCAAAGAAAATGAAGAACTAAAACATTGGCTCAAACTCAGCGCTCAGAATACAGACGCTGACATAGCCCTAGAAATAAGGAGCAATATCTCAATGCTATCCCAGGGGCTTATAACCCCACATGAAAGCCACGCTCTTAGACAGGAGATACAGTGGACTCTGGAGGGCAAGATGCAGAAACTTAAACCCAAAAAACATGATTGAAATTATTAACGGAAAAGAATACGAAAAACTCCCAGACGGGCATCTCGAAGCTGAAATCCAGCGTAGAGAGGATGAGATAGCACGATTTACAGCTCTACTGGCTCAACTCCAGCTAGAGTTGGATGAAATGAAAGGTAAGGCGGTAGAGAAGGAGGTTCAAGTAAACAAATTGCTATCTGAAGACCTTTTATCCATTAAAGAAATAATCAAATAAATGGCAACCGATAAGCTTATAATAGAGGTAGATGCAAAGACACTTTACGATGGGATAACAAACCTATCAACAAAGCTGGATGAAGTAATAGAACATGCAAAAAAAACAAACGGGCGCGTAACCAAGACTGAAGAAGACGTAGAGAAGCTAAAATCATTCCAGACAAAAGCAATCGCATTTGTTTCTGCTATTGCCGTTGTTGCGAATTATGTTATTCCAAAGCTTTTAGAAAAATTAATTTCTTAAAATGAATACTTTATCATCTTTACAAACACAGCTTGATAGCTACCTGGGCTATTCTGAACAGGTCAGGCTAACACCAGAGCAACGCCTTGCTGCTATTAATGAATCTTTAAAGATAGTTTATGGCCTACTTGCTGGTACAAACCTTCTAAAGAAAACAGGAACAATTACTGCAACCTCCGGAGTTGCCACACCGCCCACCGACTTCAATGAAGGTAGTGTGCTTTATCTTGGCGACTCTTCTACTTTTGAAAACTCTTCTGAAATTCTTGAGGTAGACGAACAAGACTATGCAAGACTTGCAGATGGCTCTGCTGATATTTTTGTCCAGCGTTACAATTCATCTACTGGTGACCTTGAATTTCTTTTTACTGGAGTATCTGATGGTACTTTTTATATTGAATATGAAAAAGGTGCTCCAACTCTTGCATCAACTAATGATTTTGATGGTCTGCCTACACTTGTTGGTACTGCGGTAGCAAAACTTGCTGCAGGGATTCTTACAGACAATGTTCTTTCTGATTCCTCCAAGATGCAATTGATGCTCTATGGTCCAACAGGAAGCCCAGGAAAAACTACGCCGGACTCAGTAATGGGAATTATTAATAGGAGTATTAAAAAGAGAAGAATACGAAGACAAGATGGACGAATGAATAAAATTACTATTATCTAATTATGCCCCCAAGACAGAATAAAAAAGCATACGTTAATCCAAAATTGGGCTCAAAAGGGCTTAATGTTTATGATACTGCACGCTCAATTGGTGAGTTCCAAATGCGAAGATTAACGAATATGATTCCAAATACTGGTGGATGTAAGAGCCAGTATGGTTACGAGGTCTATAATACAGATACTGGTAAGACCGGTGGAATTACAATGCTTCATGGCTTTAGAAGCGCAGATGGAACAAAGAAACAGCTTATTTTTTCCAATGATGATGACTATTATTATCTTCCAGTAGATACTGCTGATAGCGGTACTGCATGGTCAACTATTGGTGATTATGGTACAGCGGTAGATACACCACATGCCTATACCTGCAATGACTTTGTAATCTTTGGAACTGGTACAACGGGAACACCAAAGAAGTGGAATGGAACCACATTTTCTAGTATTACAACAAGGCCAGTAGCTACCTATGACATTCACTTCTTCGAGTTTTTCCAAGGACAAAATTTTGCAGCCCTTTTTGGTGCAGGTGACCCAAGTAATCCCTCTAGGCTTTATTACTCAGATGCAAATAACCCAGATGTTTGGTCTGGTGGTGCTGCTGGTTATATAGACATAGCAAAGAATGACGGATACAAAATTACAGGCTTAAAGATGCAATGGGAACAGCTTATCGTCTATAAAGAGAGAAACAGATATTACGTTAGCACATTTTATGAAAGTGGTGCAGGTGTCTATGGCGTTCGAGTTCAGCCCTTTAAGGACAACTCTGGTGGTGCCGTAGCACACGACACTATTCATGTCCTTTACAATGGAGATATTATCTCACTGGCAAACAAAGGCATTGGTATGCAGGGTGTTGGAAAATTGCAAGCTGCTGATGGCTCCCTAATCCCAAAGGAATACAGTCGCGATATTATGCCACTCTTTGATAATATAAACTGGTCTGTTGCACATAAGGCCAAATCAGTTGTTTATGATAGAAAAGTTTGGCTGGCAGTTCCTTATGGAAACTCTGCAACCGCAAATAATTATGTCTTCGTCTATCATATTGATACGGAGGCATGGAGCGTAATCCCTGACCTTGCCATTGCCTCATGGTGTGTTTTTGAAGATATTAACGGAGAGGATGTTCTTTATGCTGGCTCTGCTGATGCACCCACAATTTTCAAGATTTCTCCAGATATTAATACATTCAATGAAGACATTATTTACTCAATAGCAAGAACAGGTAAGCTCAATCTTGGCTCAATTATTGACTATGAGGATTTACAGACAGTCGCCCTTGAGGGAAGTATGCAGACAGGTGACCAATTGCGTTTAACTATTATTACAGATGGAGTTTCTGCTGAATACGATATTGATGATACTTTTATTTATACCTCATCAGACTCTTCTGGATATATTGCATCTGATTTTATTGCAGAAGAATATATTCCTACAGGAGAGGAGGCAAGCCAAGACTCAGACCTAAGATGGCTTGCGGTTCTTCTTGTTAATACCACCCAAAGAAAGGCCCGTGAGATTGAAATTCAGCTTGAAAATTTAAACAATGGTGCTAGATGGTCTTGGGACTATTTATCTATCAACGAGATTGATTTTGCCAGTGCAAAGCTTCTGCCTCAAAATCACATTATTACTTCAGAAGTAGCTTCTTAATATTTTTATATGTCACTTATAAACGGACTTTACAAACTACAGGCAAAGCTCAAAGGGAAAATAGTCCTCTCTTCTTTGAACAAAGAAGCAGCTACTACTACATGGTATGCTGACATCTATGATGCCGACACTGGTGAAACAAGGACCCTGGATACATCCGGACCTTGGCTCATTGCTATTGACCCACAAGGGAAGCGAAGACAGGGAACAGAAATTGTTATCCCTGGCTCAATTTCTCAAACGGGTGCAAGAGTAACCTTTACAAATACCAAGCGTGGTGTCAGTCTTGACAACCTTGATGATGCAGGTAGCTATGACAACGCTATTAATTGGACCATTGGTACCGAAATTGGTATTGTAACAGACTACCAGAACAACAATCTTCTCAAGGAGCTTATTGATGGAACTCGTGCTTTTGAAAATTCGATGACATTCAAAGCAGCTCAAAACTTTCAGAATAAACTTAATTTTACCTATACACCTGCCTATTTAACTTGCGGAGCTGCTCCAACAACAACAATTGCAACATGGTCTGCCGTTACAGATGGTGCGTTTAAGGTAACCCTGAACGGTACGCTTCGTAGTGTAACTGGGATTGATTTTACGAATGTGGGTCACATGGACCAAGTTGCAAGAAAGATTCAAGATGCCCTTAGAGCGGTTACCTCCTCAACTGAAGAAGTCGAATGGAACGGTACTACCTTCATTATTCGCTCCGCTGATACCACTTCTACAAGTGCTATTTCAGTTCTCACTGCAGGAGCTTCTGGTACCGACATCTCTGGTGCTGGTGCAACGGCTTTTATGGATGGTGATACTGGAAACGGAACGGTTACCGATAAACAAAAAGGGTTTATTATCTCGGGCTCTGTTGCCGATTTAACAGAACGTGCAGCACTTACCGGCGTTGCTAACGGTGCTGAAATTTATGTTACATCAACAGGATTGAAATATGATTATCTTGCAGGAAGTTGGGTAGAGAGAGGAACTGGTGGAACATTTGTAAATGCTGATACAACAGCTGCTGGTAAAGTAGAAATTCCAACACAAGCTGAATCCAATGCTGGTGCTGCTACTGGCGGAACTGGTGCTTCTTTAGCAATGACTCCAGCTACAACAGCTTCTTCTGTTCAGGATTGTTCTTGGACTTTTGTTGCTACAACTGGCTCTTCAAACGCTTATGTGCTTACTCCAACCCCAGCCGCTACGGCTTATGCAACTGGTCAGACATGGAGAGTTAAATGGAACTTTACAAATACAGGTGCGGCTACTCTTAATGTAAGCGGCCTTGGGGCTAAGAATATTTATGATACAAATGGAAGTGCTGTTACTGGTGGTATGCTAGTTTCTGGTTCTTGCGCAGAATTGACTTATGACGGTACAAACTTCTGTTTGGTTTCTTCTGTATTTAATCCAGATGCGCTTGACCTTTATCAGGCAGGAGAAAACTTGACTGCAGGAGATGCTGTAGGCTTGGCGAAATACAATACAGGTGGAACTGGGGTTCTTACCTACGATACTTATGTAGACCAAACAAATCCAACAGTAAATTATAACACTTCAACAACACTTTTAATTGGCGCTGCTACAAGTAACGAAAAGCAGATTCTTTTAAAATTTGATTTTTCTGCCCTTACGAATCTATATCAGATTCTTGCAATGGACATTACATTTAATGTTTCTGCTATAGGTGGTCAGCCAAATGTTTATGTTACTCCAATTGCAGCCACTTGGGACTCTACAACCGTCACATGGAATACAAAGCCAGCACTTATGTCGGTTGGCTATGGTAGTGCCGCCGCTGCTATTTCTGGCACTGGGGTAAAGACCCATTCCTTTACTCAGAATGGAGACATTATAAATAAGGCAATGTCAGACAACATCATAAACTATGGGGTTGCTGTTGTTGCGACTAATAATGTAGCAAATGCAACTGTTGAAGCGAACGAAAATGCTGGGAGCGTTCCACCAACCTGCATAAATGTTGTATGGATGGCGTATGATGGGAAGATTTATAAAACATCTTCTACATATACAGAAAGTGCGAGACAATTTATAGGCTTTGCAAAAGCAACAACCACTGC